TGGATTTATTTTTCCATCATACATTGTGTCCATTTCGGCATCTGTTGGATTGTCCTCAAGTCGCACAGTACCTAAAATTTGTCCTCGTTTAAATCCAGCGGGTGACCACCAAGGGTCTGCAACTGCATCTGTTCTTGCCATACACCCTGCAACATCCGCTGCGAGTGGTGTTTGAATTAAATCATCTAATGCATCTTCTCGAATTCCTTGATTAATTCCAAGGTGCTTTTTATATCCGTGTACCGAAACATTGAATTCGTCATTTGTTTGCGAACTGCTCAACGCCGCAGTATCAGCAAGCGTTGTCGGACAAACTGCAATACAGTCTTGTCTGAATGATGCAATATTCGATGTGTGAGAAACATGATCACCAGTCGCTGCAAATACCAAATCTAGTGGAATTTGCTTATCGTGGAATGCAGTTGCTGATGCTGTCAATGTGGCGGTATTTTCAACAGTTCCTGTGCCACCAACAATTAAAACCCCACCATATTGTAGATAGTTATGTGCTGCCCACCATTCGTCTTTCCATGCACCAGTTGGTCCTGAGGGCCATCGTGCAAAAGTACCACCCGCATACTTTGTACCTGCGGTTGCCTCACCACCTGCTGTATGAAAGAATGGCATTTCAGAATGTGAACCGCCATTGACAATACTTGCTTCTTTCCACCCATCGTGGCCTAAGGTTTCTGTACTGTTTAATCTTGCAATCCATTCATTTACTGATGAGATTGTCATTACACCAGTTTTATGTTCTGCTGTAGTTCCCAATGCGTATGCCAGTCCACCAAGACTAACCATACCCGCTCTTGTTAGTGAACCTGATTCCGAAAAGGGAATAACAAAACTTTGATCTTCTACTAATACTGTTATATTTGGTCTTGCCATTTGAGATGTTTCCTCTTATTAAGTCATTTTTATGCAATTATTAAAAAATGCAAATTTACATTTCTCTTATTTTTATTTTCATATTATGTATAAAATTACAACATTTCAGATAGGAAACCACCTATCGTCACCATCCCACTCGCCTCCTTCTGCTTCATCCATAACAAATCCAAATGGCAACAAATCATCTTCAATCTCTCTTATTTGATTTTCATATATTTGAGTTCTGACATCTACATTTGTCAAAGATTTAAAATAATCCTGTCTTGTCATCCATGCAAATAATACCAATGCCATCACCAAGTCATCTGTGTGTCCATCGTCTGCTTCAAATGAATTCTTTTTTGCAATAAATGTAATCAGTTCGTTAATGATATCCATATCTTCTATGATAAATTTGTCTTCTTCTATTAGACTTTTCAATAAAGAACACCCAAGTTTCTTCACCGGCATAGTAGTACGAACCCCCAACTGCGATTGTGACCTATTACCGCCAAATCCACCATTCATTACCTGGCCCGCACGACCCCTATATGTGGTCATCAATACATTTTCATATTCCAAATCTTGATGTAAAATGTCTGCAACTTGTCCACCAATGTCGTTAATTTCAATTAAAACTCCAGCGGTGTTGTATTTTGTTGCAACCGCACGAATGACGGTGGGATAAACCATAGGAGACACTGTATTATTTCTGTATCGTGCAACAAGTTTATATGGCATCTCAGTCGTATCCACCACAACAAATGCACTATAATCCTTTCCTTGCCCTCTTGCAGTATCCACTGTGATGAAATAGTCCCTGTCTTCTTTGGGTTCTTCGTAAATCCACAATCCATCAGCATCTTTGCTTTTCGGTGTTTCCCAATTCATTGTGCGAAGTTTTGCAGAAGAAATCAGAGTGTTTTGGCTGCCCAAGAAGTCGCAAATGAATTCTTGTTGGAATTGCTCTGCACTTGTATTGGCAATAGTTTCTTCTTTCCATTTTTCATCTCGTAATGGACCACCAGGATATTGCGGTACTTGATCCCAACTTACTTCAACTGGAATGTAATCGTTCTTGCCTGATTCTCCTGGTTTCTTTGTCGCACCTTTCCAATAATAATAGAACATATTCAAACCGTTGGGTGTTGAAATCATAATCACTTTGGTTTCTTGGCCTGCACTGATAGTAGGATAAACAGAATTGAAGAATTCTTCAGCAATATTGGTAGGGACATGTGCGAATTCATCAAGTAAAATTGCGTTGTATGAACCACCACGAATCGCACTGGATGATGTAGATGATGCAATAATCTTTGAACCATTTTCAAGTTTTACTGATGCTTTGTTCCATTCTACAATCCCCTGTTGCAACCAAAGTGGCAAATATTCGTATGTGAGTTGTAATCTACTGAGAATGTCTTTAGCAACCGACTGCTTGTTTGCAAGGATAGCAACATTCATATTCTGATTAAACATAATATAGTGTAGCATGTATGCAACCATCGTAGTGGACTTACCTGACTGCCTAGGGAGTTTTGCAATGGTGAATCTGTTGTCATGCACTGTTTGTACCATGTCTTCTTGAAAGTCATACAACTTAAAAGGAACAAGACCTTCGTCCAATGAAACGACCTTGATATACTTCTCAATAAAGTAAACAGGGTCTTTGGCACATTTCATATATTCAATCACCTGTTCTTCGGTGAATTCTACATTTATCCCTGCCTCTTTTAGGTTTTTATTTCCTAAATAACCTTTTGATTTATTTGTCATCTACAATCTCTGTATCAATAATATCCCCAGTCATTGCTTTCGTTCTGCTTCGTTCTTGATTTATTAAGTCTTGCAAATCACTAGTAGAACCAACATAGATTGATTGGTTCGTGGTATTATTGATGTTGACTTCTTCTTTATTGATTTCTTTTACTTTCTTGTGTAAATCAATGAGGTCTTTGTTTACATCAGCAACAGTTTTAATCATTTGCGCGGCAACTTCATAAGCACGGGGTGCATCACCCTGCGTTGCTACATTTAGAATCCCATCAATGGCTTCTTCACCTTGCTTGATGAGTTCTTTCATGTTCTTGCGAACCAACCAATAGTCTTTTTCGCTGTCAACGGCATCGACATCTATTTCTCGTATATGTGATGGTTTTTCGATTTCTTTGGTTTCTTCTGTTTTAAATTCTATACCTAATGCTTCTGATAATTTTTCGTCTATCGACTTTTTATCACTCATAATAATACTCACCATAAATTTGATTACCGGCCGTATAACCTTCTCCAGTATAACCGCCAGTAATTCCTATTCTTAAATCATGATCTTCGCCAGTAACAGGGTAGTTGAATTTCTCCGCACTGCCAAAAATATCAATTTCAGATTGAAGAATAATCTTTCCTGTCTTGACTGGACCATACATATATGTCTTTGCACTGAATTGAAATGAAGATGTAAGGTTTCGTCTAGTATCAAACGCACCTTCATAATCTTCTTCAGTGGTCACGCCATTCAACACAAATGGCACATCAACTTTCTTATTAATATCATTTACATTAAACGACACAACAAATTCTGGACTAAAATAAGGCAAAATCTGTTCGATAATTTGTAAATTGTCGTCTTGATTTCTAGTAAACGCATAGAGTCCGAAGGATACGATGTATGGGACTTCGTTGTAGTTATATGAATAACTTAGCCCATCAGCACTAATTGCTTTTCTTTTTCTAAGTTTATTTGTTTTTCTTGCAGGATCATATGCAAAACCAGTAATTTCAAACCCGATCCGCGGCAAAGTAATTTGTACTTTTGAAGTATCTGATATACTGCTACTTTCTTGAATCCTTCTTATAAACTTTTCTTTTGGCCCATATGATAAAGGAACACGAATAGTTTCTTTAGTTGTTCCATCTGGATTTTTTCTAACAACCCGAATATCATTGAACAAAGAACCGAATCCAATTACTAATTTTCTAATTGCTTCGTTATAAAACTGTGTAAACATAAATTAATAATTTCCTTCTGAAAAAGGATCCGTTTCTGTAAAGTCAAAGATATCGTCTTGGTCTCGGAGCAATTCAAAATCTTCATTATCTCCGCCCGGTGCATCGTCTTGGGGTTCATGCGGAATAATCACAGTAGTTGTTGTGGAACTGTCGAGTTCATACTCTGCACTAGACACTCCACCTTTAACCGTTTCACTTGTTGCAGTGGAAAGTGTTCCAACAATATTTGTAACTGTTAATTTAGTTGTTGATGCATCCCAATCTGTAACCACCGCTGTTGCAGTTGCATCCGCAAGTGCCGCACCAGTTGAACCAAGAACTTGGAAGATTGTTTCACCCTCAAAGTAATTGATATAAGCATCGGCGCTTATTCTTGTCCCCATGTCCAATTCAATAGCAAAGTATTTTCGTTCGTCTTCAACCTTATCAATTTCACTGTAACCAGTGTCGATGACTTCTTGGCTATATGTGAACACTTCACATGAAAGTTTATATGTAAA